ATGGCTTTCTTCTCAAAAAACAAAAAACAGCAAGATATTCCACATCGCCGTCAATATGCGCACGGTCAATCGTCTCATACAATTGAACAGGCTGATGAGAATAATGCTACCTTTCGTAGGAATCGTACTCTGACCGGTAGTATATCTTCGCATGTCGTTGCGTCAGGCGAAGCGAATGCTCACTTGAAATCACCCCGTGTGCAGGCGCACGATCTCACGAAACAGCAACGACATATTGGTAGCACCTTGTTCTTTGTTATTATGGGTATTGCTGTGCTCTATGCACTTATTTATCAGTTTACTGCGGGTGTTGTTGTGCATACTAAAGATCTTTCGGTCCGCTTGGACCCTGTGTATGAACAGACTATTGAATCGTATTTTGCCTCGCAGCCTTTAGAGCGACTGCGTTTTTTGACGAACGTTGATCATCTGACTGCCTATATGCAAACCAAGGCTCCTGAGGTTGCTACCGTACAATCAGAAGGATTTGCTGGTTTTGGTGTTTCTGAATTTAGTGTGACAATGCGGGAGCCTATTGCTGGCTGGAGCATCAATGGAAGCCAGCAATACGTTGATTCGACAGGAGTACCTTTTGCTCGAAATTACTTTCCGTCACCTTCGGTTCAGATTGTTGATAACAGCGGAGCTCAAGTACAGACTGGCCAGGCAGTAGCAAGCAATCGCTTTCTAGGATTTATCGGACTGGCGGTTGGACAGGCGCGGAGCAAAGGCTATAAAGTGACACAGGTGGTTATCCCTCAGGGAACAACCCGTCAAATTGAGCTGCATATTGATGGTTTGAGCTATCCAATTAAGCTATCTGTAGATAGGGCGGCAGGGGAGCAAGCGGAAGATATGAGTCGCGCAATCAAATGGCTTCAGGCTCACGGCCAGTCGCCTCAGTATATCGATGTGCGAGTGAGCGGTAAGGCCTTTTATCGTTAAACGAACGCGTGAACACCCTGCTCTGCTATATTGTAGTTCTATTTTTGTTCTATGACATATAATCGTATATAAAAAACTATCATATATAATTTATTAATTAAAAAGTCAAATATATAAAAAAGAAAAGACAGGGTAGGGAGTAGGGCAATAAGAAATGAAAATGCGTGAAAAGTCAAAAAACATATAAAAAGAAATAAAAATAAAATAATGCAAATGTGGAAAACTTAAGAATCGGAAGATATATGAGGCCTTGAAGTAATTCGCACTTCTAAAAAGCAAACAAGCTCGCAGTGTGGTTTAACTCTAAGCTACTGCAACCTTGTAAGTAGGCGTCAGATCTACTACTCTCTTGGGCTATATACTATAGTTTGGAATAAATGGAGATGGAGAAGCATCCATCTAGTTTGCATATACTTAATGTCGTAAAAGATATATTGTGCGACATATAATCTATATCGTGTTATTGTTGCTCCATAACAAATTAATTCCAAAGGAAATATATTTTATGGACAACCTATTATCAAAGCTCACTCGCCTTCACGTTGAGGAACGCTCCTTTACGCCGGATGGCTCAACTCAGCCAATTAAGTATTCGGTCGCCGTACTTACGTACCAAATCCATGGCCATGATCGTACCATGGAACTCAAAATTAGCAAGGACAAGTCTCAAATCCTTGAACTTGCTGACACCGTAGAACGCTCATTATAGTGTTCTAGTTTTGTTCCATATTTCACGACCTGAGCATATAAGATTTACTTCGGTATCTGGGTCGGTAAACTACTCCCCACATTGAATATCAAATTAACACCAACCAAGGAGAAAATAGCAATGTCACTATTCCCTACCACAGCTGGCGCAGACATTATCAGTGGTTTTACCACGATAGTTACCGCCAACATGGGCACCGTGCTCGCTGTCTTCGCTGCGTTGTTCGGTGTGAGCTGGGTACTTGCTCGCCTTAACAAAGCGCGCAAAGGCCGTATTTAGTTGCGAGTCTCCTCGACCACTCCACGGTCGAGGGGTAGCCAGAGGTAAAAAACACCTTTTTGCTTCTGTCTATCAACCCAAACGGAATAAAATACATGGATCAAATGACCGTACAAGAAGTAATCAACCTGATACTGACAACGTATGCAGATGCTTTTAAATATATGTTGCCAATTATTGCCGTCATGGCCGGTATTAACTGGATTGTGGGCTTTCTTATTTTTACTACGTTTGGGCTTGAACGTCGCACGTTTGGGAGATAGATATGACGCATGAACAGATTATTGACTTAGCAAAAGCTGGCGGCATTGTTATAGCATTCGCAACTGGTGTGTATTTCTGCTATCTTACGAGGTTTCGAATAAAATGACGGATTTTACTGATAACCTTCCCGAGATTGAGCCGGGTTTTATCGATAACCTAGGCCGTATAACAAATATGATTACAGGCGAAATTTTTACAAAGGATAGCAATGATTAAGAATTTTTTTATATCAGGTCAGCGATTAAAAGCGTTATCGTTCGCATTATTGTTGGTGTCATCGTTGGTTTGTTCTTTACTTTCTTCTCCACTCGCTAATGCTGCATCGGCTCTAGATGCTAATTACCAGAATATAGATAATATAAGTACTTTTAGTAATGTTGGTAGCTTTGCCTGCGCAAATACGGACATTAGTAGTAGTTGGTCTTCGTATATTACGGATTCCTCCAAGTGGTCTAATCCTGGATCCGCCTCTGATCCAACTTCCGAGATGTCACGTGCTCGTACTTCATTTCAGGCTGCTCTTTCTTCGGGTCGCTGGGGTGTATCGCAGCACTCTGAATATGTTGCTAATTCTAGTCGTGGTACTTCTGGCTCCTTTCGTGTTGTGCAGGTTTTTTGGACTGAAGACAATTCGCTTGCCCTGACATGGCAAACTGATGGTGGCATTGATGTTACTGGTAGTGGTGTCCATAGTATTTCTATTGGTTGCGGTAATGTTGTTTTTGGCAATAGCTCTGATAATCCGGTTGCGTGGGCATATAGTGGCGCCACTCGCATTTCGAATAGCACGCCTTTTCACGCAACTCCAACGACTAACGCCGAGGCGTATGGTATCGCCAACTTCTTTGTCTATACAGATCACCCGAACTACCCTACTGGCTATGGCGGTATTCAAATCCCCTCCTCTTTTACTCCAAAGGCAGACTTTTACGTTCCATATAATCTGAATGTCGATGATAAAAATATTACCGTTACCCCGAAGTCTGTGAATACTGGTGGCAAATGTTGGAAATGGGCAGCTACTCTTATTAAAAAAGGAACATCCACCTCTGATAACCTCGCTGATTGGGAAGTTATCAGCGAAACAGATTATCTTGCTTCAAATGAACCCGCTCATTTGAGAGCTAAAGATTATGGCACGGACTATGCCATAGGAATGTTAGCGTATGACTGTGATGCCCCTGCCCCCAAAATTTCTGATTCATATAATTTAAAACTTGAGCGTATTTCTCCGTTAAAAGTCGATGGTAGCTCGTATGTCCTTGATTCTGACAATTTAAATTGTGATAGTGGTGGTGTTTGTGAAGAGCCCTCCCCTTACGAGAACTGCTCAACATATGGTACTGATCTTATTGGAGGGCTCGGTTGTGTGATGCGAAACTTTGGCGTATTTTTACGTAGTTTGTTTGTTACACTTTTCGTTCCTACGCCTGGTTTCTTAAAAGATTATTTCTCTAGTTTTAAGGATTTTATTACTACAAAACTTGGCTTTCTGGTTTGGCCTTTGCAATGGGCTATAGATTTCATTAACGCGTTCTTCAACGGACTAAATGGCACTAATAATATTTGTAGTTGGTCGTTCGGCAACATATTTAATAGTGACTTCAAGCTTAATTTCTGCTCACTCGAACAAAACTTCCCTTCTGTATTTAATACCGCGCGATATATGATTCAGGGACTTACGGTATTCGTATTGATATCTGGTCTATATACGCACTATAGGAGGTTAATTCACACATGATAGTTCAATTTCTGCTTTCAGTTGTACAAAATGTAACGGAATTTATCTTTGGATTAATTCCCAACTTGCCACCAATGCCTGATGTTATTTCAGGATTCGGTACATATCTGATTTCACTCGTTTCCAATTTTTCTCAGCTAGCCGTTTATCTATACGGATCCACTTTGTTTGTCGCCATTGTTACCTTATCGATTGCACTTCTGGTGTTTGATCAGATATGGCACTTGGTTAAATTCGTGGCGGCAAAAATACCACTAAATATTAAGTAAGGAGAGACATAAATGTTTACATACATTTTGGGATTAGCTAGCGGCATTGGCCTGGCTGTCTTACACCTACATTTACTAAAAGTTGATCGGGAGCAAAGGCCGTAATAATGGATATAGTTTTCTTTATTCTACTCATTATCTTCATGTTGTTATGTGTGAAGACTATAAAGCTGCAAGGCACACGAATATTAAAGTTAGAGGCATTTGTCTCGGAATATCTAGAGGGTAAACGTGAGTCGGTACACGAACGTAATCACGAAGAGCTACCAAGCGTCCATACAGCCCATCAGGGACGACCTCGAGCTTCGGAGGAATAAAGAGTTCTTCTGGCCGACTGGCACTCAGGTGTATGTTGGCCGTCAGGGTGATGGTAAAACGATTAGCGCAGTGAAGCACGCTATGGATATCAAGGAGCGGTATCCGCAGTGCATTATCGTTTCCAACCTTTCCCTTAAATGGTTGTCTGCGCGCGTCCTCACGTTGTCGGAGGCGGAGCTAGTTGAAATCGAGAGGCTTTCCCCGCGGACGGCGGAAAGACAAGCTTCGACTTTCCTAGCTGCGCGCTTGGCCGAGTTCATGCGAGATATCGACCCCACGACGCAGTACATCCAGTTTAGCTCTATGGAAGAGCTTGCGTGCGTACTTACGCAGGTAAATAACGGCTTTAAGGGCGTGTTGTATGTGATAGATGAAATCCATACATACTTGAACGCTCTGGACTCTAAAAACGTGCCCATGTACGTTTTTACCGAGATCAGCCAGCAGCGAAAGCAGCGTAAAGCGATCGTCGGGACGAGTCAGTTATTCATGCGTTTAGCAAAGCCTCTTCGAGAGCAGTGCGACAATATGATCAAGTGTAAAACCTTTTTTGGGGTTTTTACGATACAGTTGGCATATGACGGTGATACCGTTGAGCAAGATTTAAATGGCCGTTTAGTTGGTAAATTGAGGCGGAGGGGCTGGTTTTTCCACAACCGAAAAATCCGTAATGCGTTTGATACATACCAGAAAGTTGTCTCGGGCGTGGAACAGTATGAAGCTTCAATTAACAACACACTTCAAATTACTAAAAAGAGTCTGAAAGCTTTAAAAAGTTAGAAAGATTTAGGAGCGTAGAAAGCCGGAGCCGTGCGCGAGTGGTTTAGACCACCGCGCCGGCCTGCGGCCGCACAATGTGTCCCTACTTGATAATAGGGACACATTGTGTACGTTTTCTGTAAATACTCGGGAGGTATAGGGTGACTCAATCACTAATCCATAACGTCGTAAAGGAATATCCCGACATGCTACGAATCTATATTTACAAAACCCCATACGCACTGCCAGAACCGGGCTACACCCGTAAAACTCCTAAACGAAAAAAAGACGGAATTGATGATGATTCAATTCACCGCTCGATTCGTCGTTCAAAAACAACGATTGCTGATTTAGTTTTATGTAATGACTTTCAATACTTTTGTACTTTCACCTTTGACCCAAAAAAGCACGATCGTTATGATGTAAACCACTGTAAATTTGTTATGTCTATGTGGCTTCACCGTCAACGCGACCATTCTCCTAACCTGAAATATCTCATTGTTCCTGAATTTCATAAAGACGGCGCCTTGCATTTTCATGCTCTACTATCAGGCTTTAATGGCCGTCTTAAGGATTCAGGTAAAAGACAAAATGGGAGAACTGTTTATAATATGACAGGCTACAGAGCAGGATTTACCACGGCAGTACCAATAGACCATAACAAAGGAGCAGTCTCAAACTACATCAAAAAATATATAACAAAAGACATGCCACTTATACACGGACGAAAAAGATACTGGATATCACAAAACCTTATCCGACCAACAAAAACAGTGAACGCTTTCAGCTCGCTAAAAAGATTACCCCTATTCACTAAAAAAGTATACGAAACTGAATATTACGATATGTTTGAGCATGTGAAAGTTTAG